GCCCTCACCATCGAACATATCGAATTGATCGATCATGCTGTTTCCTCGATTGTGTCTGTAACAACAAACTCACCACGGTCGCCATTCCATGTGCAGTCTGGCAATGTGATCTTGAAGAATTTCACAACCTCCATGACCTCGGCCTTGGTCTTTTTGTAGTCGCACAATGGTGAACCTTGGTTGATCAAAATCCAACCGCGTTCGCTGTAACTCAAATAAATTTTAGGGTCGTTCATATCCGATTCGCTTTCGTTTTGGTTATGGGGCCGAAGCCCCGTTGGTTTATTTGCTGGTGACCTTCACGCTGAACACAGCGGAGGTATTTGTGCTTGACGCAATCAAGCCAGCAACAATTTTGTTGGCATCGATTTCTTTGTTTTGCTCTTGCAACAAGGCAGTAAGAACGGCCAAGACTTTTTTGTAGTCAACGGTTGAGCGGTTGCTCTCGATGTAGGTGGCCTTAAACAAAGCACCCTCTACAACCTTTGCACCGCCTGCGCTGGCGCTGTCCTTGATGTCGTCTTTGATTGCATCGGCTTGCTTGGTCAAGTCGGCGATCTGGGCCAAGAGTGAGCCGAGTGTGTCTACTGATGTGAAGTTGATGTCGTTGTTCATAATTCGCTTTCTGTTCTCTGGTTCTGCCTTGCAACAATTGCTTGGTCAGTGATGGTAGTGTAATTCAGTATTTCACCTTTTACAACTCTTTTGAAAAAATATTTTTTATTGTTGGGTTTCTACAACACCCAGCAATTTAAGGGTGTCGGCCAACAGAGCGGCCTCGTCATAGCCGTAGTGTTTCTCGAAGCCCTTGGTGCCCAGCCCGTGCAGGCCCGTAGAGCCGCGATGATGCTCTGGGCATAGCGGTATGACACTCATGTGGCTAGAACGGCCCCAGCCCCCCGCCAATCGCCTTGGATGGTGCAACTCAGCAGGCGTGCCCTCATACCCCATCCTGCGGCAGACCGAACAGCCCAACTCGGCCACCGCGCTCATGTGCTTTTTTTCTTTGAGCGTGGTCATTGCTTGCCCTTGGTAAAACCGCCACGATTCTTGAGGTCGTGACAGGTCTGGCATCGCCACTGCGGAGCGCCCTTGCTGGTTCGCACCTGCTTGTCTGCTGGTCGCAGGCGGCACACCTGACAGGTCTTAGGCTTATCGGTCATCGCTTGAGTCCTCGCACATAGACCGCGAAGGATGCGGCTGTATCGCCAAAAGATTTCATGCCATCGAACTCAACGGCCACCTCTTCAAGTGTCTCGTTGCGCAGGATGTTTTCTTCAGCAGTGAGTTGACGCTGGACAATCTGCCGCTTGCGCCAGCCAAGGGATTTCTCCAACTCATCAAACGCTTCGTCTTCTGGTGTTTTCATTGTGTTGCCTTTCCTTCGGCCCTGTTGTTCGCCTGCTCTGTGCGCCATATTTCCACGCGCAATTCAGCCGCCGTGATGTCCCATTTCAGCCGCTCCTCAATAGCCACAGCCTCCTTCAATCCTTCAAGCAATTGAATCATCTCTGGGTGTGCATATGCTTCGCGCTCCTGCGCTCCGATGGCGGTCTCCATCGACCGCTTCATCAAGATGCCCTTCAGGCTCTTGCGGTAATGCTCGATGTATGTGCGCTCTGCTTTTGCTTTTGCAAACAGCGCGGCGTTCTTCAGGATGTAGTCCACCGCTTTGTGTGGGTCTCTCTCTTCACTCATAGTAAGCCTTCCTTTTTGCGCGGTTGCGCTTGATCACCATGCCGACAAAAATTGCCAGACAAATCCAAAACATAAAGCCACTCATTGCCATGAATGTCCAAAAAAAATCTCCGAATGATTCAAACATTTACTTCTCCTTTTTTTTGTTACAAGACCAGTAATACCAACACAAAAGAATCGTTGCAATCCAACACAACGCGCCAGTCAACATCAACATAATCATCAAAATATTGAAGAGGTCACTCACCATAATTTTCTTTTGCCTCCATCATTGCCTCCGCTTGCCTGTATGCCTCGTATGCAATGTCTTCGTTCCTTGCGTTCTTTGGTGCTGTCTGCAACAGCGAGTGCATCGCAATCAACGCAACGATGTCAATCCATTCAGGTTCTTGTTTCATTCGATCTCCTCGATCTTTATTTTTAACATCCCACCGATGTCTGGTGCCCAGTAGATGCGCAGGTCAACGATCTGTGAATCGTCTTCGTACACACCAGCGTGGGCCAGCCCGTCGAGTGTTGCTTTCAGCAGGTTGTCCAAATCCCTGCGTCGCTTGTCTGGCCTCCACGCCTCGATCACCACGCGCAATGGGCCAGAGTAATGCTTGACCATCTTTTGCACCGTCATCTGGTCGCCAACGGTCTCACGGTACTCGCGCCCCTTTGCACTAATGATCATGCGACCATCAAAGTTGCGCCAGTAAGTGTTTACCGATGGAGGCCAAGGCAGTGTGAACTCAATCATTGACTGGCCTCATGCGATGGCGGATGGCTTCCGACAATTCCTCTTGACTCCACTGCAACGCAAGATCGGCGCACGCGTTGCGCTCTATGTAAATTGCCTGCTTGCTTGTTTGAATTGCAATCGCCATGATCTCTGCTTTCGCTTCTTTCAATGCCGCATCAAATTCAGTTTGCGTGAATAACTTCATGGCCCCAGAGTTGCCAAGTAGTTGCCTTGCTAAAGGGCTAAGTTCAGCGTCTTGCTTTGTCATTTCCATTCTCCTTCGTTACCTCGATTACCTTTGACCCATTGGTCTCTAACATCTTCTTCAAGTTTTGATTCGGGGTGAATTTCGTTCCACCCTTTTTTCCAACGCCCAGTGTGATCACTGTAGCCACGAAGCCAACGGTATGCACCATCGCGATCTTTAATTCGCATCTTGATGACTTCCCGAACGAGACAGCGGTGCATATGCTCACGGTCTCTTGCTCTTTGCTCCTCTTTGTCATTCAAAATCTTCCTCCATTGTCAAAAGACATCGGCACGCTGTTGTCGTATTCAACAAACTGCTGGCTGTCTTTGTGATACCAAAGCGAATACCAGTCTTCGGCCTCGCCGTTCCTTTGCTTCTCGCACATCAACATGGCGTCAGGGATCATCGGATCGACTGGCCCGTTCTGCGCTTGATGCTCTTTCTTTTTATTGCGCCAGACCATCAACACATTGTCAACTTGGTCGCTGATCGCGCCCGACCCTTTGATGTCGTTTTTGTTTGGCTGAATCTCTTCGCTTGCCAACTTGCGAATGTGATGTATCAAGTGGATGTGAACATTGTGATCACGCGCCAGCGCGGTCAACTCATCGACAAACATTTTCTGTGCGTTGTAGTCGTCCTCACCAGACACACACTTCATCAGCGAGTCAATGAAGATGTGTTGCACGCCCAACTCGACGGCGCTGTACCGAGCCACCGCAATCACCTGCTGTGATGTGACCGTACCCTGCTGGTCGTACAGCCACAACTTGCCGTGCGAAAAGTCTTGCAACCTTGTGACCAAGTCCATCAAATGCTTTTGCTTGTTCATGTACATCGGGCTGTAAATGTTCTCACCAGCAAACTGTCGAAGCATTCGTGTCAGCGTGCGCTTGGGCTTCATCTCAAACGATGCAATCATTACGCGCTGGCCCTGCTTGATCAAGTGCAGTGCAATCTGCCCTGTGACCATTGACTTACCGCCACCGTTGCCGCCAGCGTACAGCGTCACCTCACCTGCGCGGAACCCAAAACCTTGGTGCGTCTTCGGCCACGGCATCGATTGCTGTGGCTCTTCTTTCGGGTTGATAAAGTCTTCGCGCACCTCTTCTAAAAATTCCATTGCGCCGCGCACCTTCTGACCAACATCGTTGGCCTTGATGTACTTCTCGAAATCAACCTCATCAGGTTTGACAATCCGAATGCGACGCGCCTCGTCCAATTCCTTGGCCCGTTTTTGTATTTCAGATACCTGCATAAACCACTACCTCCTCTATTCGCTGTTGTGCCACTTTTAATCGCTCCATGTCCTCATTGCTGAGTTGTTTGCCCTTTGCCATGTCGTATGCCGCAAGCATCACCACCAAGCACTCAAACGACGCAATGCGTAAGAGGTCGCTGGCGTAGAACGCTGGCTTGACCTTGGCCTTGCCTGTATCGTTCCAGTCACGCTTTTTATCGTCTGGTGGGAACAGGTCGTTCATGTCCATACCAACTGCGCCGACCACATCATGCACCGCGCATCCACCAAAACAATGCACCAGTACGCGGCCATCTTCGGTTTCCCGAACTGACAGCGATGGTGACTTGTCCTCGTGCGCTGGGCACTGTGCAGTCCATGAACCATTGCGGCCCCTGACCTTACCTAGACGCGAAACAAAACGCTCGGCTGGGGTCATATCACCCTCCGCCCTGTTGCCTGCTGTTCGCCTGCATCGTCTTCCCAGCGGCGCTGGTTGATGTAAGTCAATGGCGCAGGATCAAACCCTGTTGTCCACTGCTCAGTCTTCTTCAGCCGCGTGACGCTGGCAATGATGGTGTCAGCCACCATGTCGAGGTTTTGCTTGAACCACTTCTTCTCGCACTCGGCGCGGGCAACCTTCCTTTTTGACGAAGGCCACGCAGACCAAAAGTCGTTGAATCGCGATGTTGTCGGTGCAACCGACGATATATTCTTATTCTGTATCTGTATCTGTTTAGGGTTAACCTTCGGTTTCGTTTCGGTTATCGATTCGGTTTTCTTCGGCCTGCCGCCTCGCTTTCCGAGTTGTCGATTATTTTCAACTTGGTGTTGATACTTTGCGATTTCAGCATCACAACGACTGTTGCGATACCCATCAACACCCTTGTCAAAAAATTCCCCCAAAACCGATTCGGTTATGTCCAAATCAAGGCGGATTTTGCGTGCAACCGATTCAGTTTCAAGTGGGATTGGCTTCTCGCTGATGTAGTACAAATCAAGCAGGCGGCGGTATGCTAAATCTTCAGCATCCGATAGGTGGTTGGTGTGTGTGATGTAGTCGCCCAGATAGAATTTGTACCAGATCACTTGATGTCTCCAAAGATGTCAGGCCGCAATGTTGCACGCAACACCTTGCCCTTTGTGTATCGTTCAATGGCAACGCAGACCTCTGCACTTGCCAACCCGCGCCCTGTGATGATTGCCGCCATCCACTGCTTGGTTACGCCCAAGTGTCGAGCCAGCGTGATCTTCGATCCTCGCGGCTTGTCTTCAAAAAATTCTTCCAATGTCATTGTGACCCTTTCGTGTTAGTGAAACTTGATCATACACCAAAAAATCATTTGTGCAAGCACTATTGCAAAATAAGTTAATGTGTGTATGATACCAACACATCAACAGCGAAGGGAGAGTGTATGCACAGCGAAGAGGAATACAACCAAGCGATGCTGGAGAGGCAACAAATGCTTGAGGAGGCTCTAGAACGGGCTGAGACAGGCGTTGCAACCGAGGACGACTGGAACACCATCCGCTTTGAATGCGGGGTGTCTAGACGGCCAAAATCAACTGAAACTAGGAGCGAATGATGGCTTTAATAGCGAGAGAAAGTGGCGGCGGCGGAACATTTACCCCAGTGCCCCCGGGGATGTACTTGGCGCGGT